GCGCGGGTCTTCCTGCGGTACCGGCACGTTGCCGGTCAGCGCGTTGTAGGTCGCCAAGTCCTGCGGATAGCGCTGGAGGCCGCGAAAATCCTGCCCGCGCGGGTCCGGACGAGGCAACGGCGCGCCTGCGCCGGTCAACTCGTTGTAGGTCGCGATTTCCATCATTCGGCGCGCGATGGCGTCGCGGTTGCTTTCCTTGTCGCTCATGCGGCAGCCTCCGTAATTGGCACGACTTTAATCTTGCGCTTGCGATTAGCGTTGTACTTGCTGGCTTCCCAATCCTCGACCGTCAGCGTCCCGACCACGCCATCGCGATCGCGTCCGCCAAGACGCTTGATCTTGTGCAGCGTGAAGCCGACCGCGGCCATGATCCGCAACACGATCTCGTTGTCGGCCATGGTGGTTTTGATCACCATCTGGCAACCGACGGTGTAGAACGGATAGTCGTACATGATCTGGATGGTGCGCCTCGATAGCCAGTTGGTGCCGGGCAGCGCCGCGCCCGAAATCTCGATCGTGCCGACCTCGGGGCACCAGTTGCGATACACCAGCCCGCCCAGCAAGCCGGTTTCATCGATCACGCCGATGGCGCGGCATTTGCCGAAGCCGCGCTCCCGGCATTCGGGGATTAGCTGCGCCACGAACGCTGCCACCACATCGTCATGACCGAACACATAGTCGAGCATCGGCTAGTCTCACTGGTTGAAGGCGTTGCCGTAAGGGTTGAAGCGACTGCCTAGCGGTAGCGCGCCGCTGGGATTATCGGCGCTGTAAGCCCCTGAGAAACCGGGCGGCATCTGCGCGCCGGGCGCGTATTGGCTCGGCGTGCCGGCGTTCGGGAAGCCCATGCCGAAGCGGCCTTGGAACGCGCCGCCGCCCATCGCTGGGTTGGCGAACAGGTTCTGCATGCCGGGGTTATAGCCAAGGTTCGGGTATGATGGCTGCCGGCTGTAGCCGATGTCACCGGCCTGTGGCCGGCCGTTGTAGGGTATCCCGTAATTGCCTTGGGATCCTGCGTAAGTCGCGGGGTTAAAGTAGCTTGGGTTGGCTGACGGCTGACCATAAGCCAAGCCGCCGCCGTAATAGTCACCAAGACTTGTGATTGCTCCACTAAACGGGTCGGTTTGATAATTGCCGCCCTGCCCACCACGATATGCATCGCTACCGATGCCGCCACCGCCACCGCCAGGAGACTGCATTCCTCGAAACCGATCGAGAAAATCCATTTGCGGCTGTGGCTGCTGCTGTGTGTAAGCGTAGGTGTTGAAAAGGTTGGCCGCGGATAGTCCCTGCGCCCCGCGATTTGTCCATATGTCGTTAAAATTCGCGCCGTAATTACCGCCCTGGTTGCCACGGTTTGCATCGCTACCGATACCGCCACCGCTGTAACCTGTGATCGCTCCACTAAACGGGTCAACTTGGTTGCCGCCGCCGCCAACAGCCGTAAAAGGATCGGCATTAGCTGCACCGTAGCCACCGAAACCGCCGGTCTGTCGGCCGTAAGCCGCGCCTGCCGCCGCGTAAGCCGCCGGCTGGGCACCAAACCCGCCGGGGCCGTAGATGTTGTTCAGCGTCGATTGTGCTGCGCCCGGCGAGTAATTGCCGTACAAAGAAGACATTATCTGCGCTGAACTCAGTGCCGGTTGGCCGGTCGCGGCGTTGCCGCCAAGCACGCCCCCGCCACCACCTACCATCGGATCAAACCAGTATGAGGGCATCGACATTGGCTGCTCCTATACGTTGACGCCGGCGCGATCGAAAATTGCCGCGATTGAAATCAAATCCACGATCGGCCTGGCGTTTTGCGCCACCGTCACTTGAACGACCGGCGCGTGCGAATAGCCGGTCATGCCGATCGACACCCACATGGTGTTGCGCACCGATGGCGTGGGCGCGGTGGCATCCCATAACGCCGTGTCCCACAAGCCTTCATCCCAGAGATCGAGCAGCCCCGGATCCAGTCCGGCATTGGGCTGCGGCGGCACCGTAATGACGTAATCGACGCAAGCCGACAGCTGCGGCACGAACGGCTCGCCAGCCCGCGCCGTGAACGACGCCCGCGCCTGTCGCCAGGTGATGGTCTGCGATGGAGACGAAAACATTTCCCAGCCGCCGACCAGCGTCGCGACATACGGCACGCCGTTGTCGTAGCCGGTGCGATCGGCCAGCATGATCTGGCCGGTCTGGGTGCCGAAAAACATGTCGCCGCCCAGCCGCATGAAGCACATACAATCCCAGCCAGTGAAGCGACCCCACGCGCCGGTTGCCGAGTTGACCACGAGGCAGCGCTGCTTGCCGGGCAGGCCGCCGGGAAGCGTGACGAAGATCCCGCCGTATTCGTCCCACTTGCACAGCGTCCAGTGATGCTCGCGCTTGTCGTTGACCTCGTCGCGCCACATCGGCTTGATGTTGCGGGTAATCGCAGCCAACTCGAGTTCGGCGCGGCTCTTGGTGATCGCGCCAGAGGTTGGCAGGATGCCGTCGACGGTTGCAATCAGCAGATCGCCGCCGACCGCCAGATGCGCGTTCATGCCCAGCGGCGGTGACATCTCGTATCGGCCTTCCTGCCGCCAGCTGGTCGGGCTGGAAGGATCGCCGCCGGTAAAGATCAGAAGCTCGCCGAGGTCGGTGCAGAACACCAGTTTGTCATCGATGCCGTCGCCGGCGTCGATCGACCACGTCGCGCAAAACAGCAGTTTGCCGCCCTTGGTCGCCGCACCCGACAGCGGAAGCAGGTTCAACTGGCCGCCAACCGCATTGAGGCCGAGATACCAGGCATTCATGCTCTGGCGCTCAATGAAGAACCAGCGGTTGCGGTATTTGCAGACGTAGGTCAGCGCCTCGCCGTTCTCGACCGGCGTCCCCGCCGGACCGATAATCCACGGCGCATCGTCGGAGGCCACGTCAAAGCCCCAGCGCAACGGATTGGCGATGCGGTCGGCTTCGAAGGTGCCGGACGCCGGCGCGCTGTGCGCCACCAGGCATTTCCAGCGCGAACCGTCATTGGGATCGCGTACCCGGTCGTCAATGACATAGGCCGCGCCGTTGACCCAATCCGCAGGCGTCGTGGTGGTAAGCGAGGTCCATGTCGTGCCATCGTAGCGCAGCAGCGGATCGCCGGCGTCGTCCGCCACGATCATGAAGTCGCCGCCCTGATTGGCGAGCTGCGAGGCGACGTGGTTGCCCGATGTCCGGGTGGCGTCGACCTCGACCGGCGTCGAGGTCGTGACGTTGTAGATCTTGGTCTGATTGGCCGCGAAAATCTGGTGCGTCACGCCGCTGTTGTACTCGAACGCGGAAATCACCGGCGTCGTTTCCGGCAACTGGCACCATTCCTCGCAGCCGCCGCGCAGGCTGACGCCGCGCATGGTCGGCTTCCAATTGTCGCAAACCAGCGCCGCGCCGGGCTGCATGAAGGCTTCGTTCTCGTTCAGGATCAGTCCGCGGGTGGGCGCAGGGATCGTGATGGTTTGCAACTGTTGCGCCGCCTGCGGCGGCACCGGGGATCTGCGGAAAAACTGGTGCTGGCTCATGGCCCCACCCAGGCATTCGAGCTTCCCCTGTAGATCGCCCGGCCCCGGCCGACGATAATCGGCCCCGGACTGTCATGGCCCATCGCGTAGGTCAGCGCGTCGCCGTAGGTACCCATGTCCTCGGCGTAGGGCGATCCTTTTTGCGCCTTCCATTGCCAAATCATACCCAGCTTGAGGACGCGCTCGTCTAGCGCAAAACTGTCGCCGTCGTTCTGAAAAACGTCGTTGACGCCGCCGCTGGACAGTCTCACGCAATTTTTGTGGAGATAGGCGAAATAAGCGCTCTGGTCGGCCGCCAGTGTGGGAAAAATATGCATCTGGCCGCCCATCATCGTCCACTCACCCCACGCATTATCACTGTCGCCATTGTCGACGCGGCGGTTGAGCCATTCATCCGTATCGGGAATAAAGTGCATTGCCGTTTGCGACGAAGTCGAGCGCCAGACGTTGGACGTCAACAGCATCCGCTTATAGTCAGCCGGCAGATCCCACGCCGTAGTGACGCCATCGCCGATGAAAGTCGTGGTCTTCTTCAGCGTGGTCCAATCGCGGTTGTCGTAGGCGATGCGCTGCGCCATTTCGTTAGCGAGCGACAGCATTTCCTGCATGGTCCTGTTGCCGGTGACGCCGGAAAATATGGACTGCGGAACGGACACACCGACCGCCGCACAGACATCCCGCACCACCGACAACAGGGTCATCGTCATGCCGCCTTCGTCGTGGAATTGCCGGCGGCGTCACGCGCCAACCGGATCAGCGTTTTGCGGTTCATACTGCCAAGCGGAGCCTGGCCGGTGTTGGTGGTGACGAACTCGCGCAGTTCATCGAGGTTCATGCCGTCGAAACGGTCCTCGCGCGTCGGGGTGAACTCTGGACCTCGGTCCTTGATGGCGCGAATGTCTTCCTCAAGCAGTGCGTTCTTGGCGCGCAGCGCTTCCAGCTCCGACAGCATTTGGGTGTTCGGTGCGCCGGTTCGCGCCTCCTCCAGGTACTCCTGTGCCTTGTTCTTGAGGTCGCGGCCGTGCATGCCGAGGTTCTTCAGCTCCGCGCCATCGATCGCGGCCAGCGCCTCGATGGTGTAGATGTTCTGTGCGCGAAGTTCGGCGCGGCGTGCTTCGGTCAGGAAGCGTCCGTAATCCAGTGGCGTACCCGACTTGGTCTGCACCGCCTCAGCTTTGAACTGTTGATATTGTCGCCGGAAACGCTCGGCGTAGGTCAGCGCCTGCTGGCTGCCATCGGGTGCCGTGATCCAGTGCGAGAAGCCGGTAGCGGGATAAACGCCGACGTTCTTGGAGCCGGGATAACGCAATTCGACCACCTCGAGGTCATCGAACACCGGACGGTTCTGTCGGATGCTTTCGGTTTCGTTCTTGCGCGCCATCATCTTGAACAGAGCGACGACTGAAGCGTCGGGGTCTTGCTGGATAGCCATTGCCGAGTTTTCCCTTCCGTTGATTGATGGGTCCGGAGCCGTCGTCGGCAAAGCGCTCGGAAGGCGTTAGATCCTTGCCGGGACGGCTCCGGTTTCTGCGGGGCGGTTGGAGGCCACTTCCGCAAAAGTTGTATTAGGCAGCCGGGTTGCTGTCGTAGAAGCGCCAGTTGAAGAACGGGTTGACCATGGTCAATTCGCCCATCCAGCCAATGAATTGCG